GACTTCTGTGAGCAGTTCCTAGATACCAAACTTTTTGATCATCACCTTGACTGGCTCGACCTAATCGAAGGTCGTGAGCCTCGGTGGATTCACCCCTCCATGACTTATGAACAGGGAGCCCTAAATCGTGTCCTCATCAACGTTCCACCAGAGCACGCCAAGTCAACGGTCATCACGACCAACTATGTCACCTACAAAATTGTTACTAACCCTAATGCTCGGGTCATTATTGCATCTAAGACTCAAGGCATGGCACGTAAGTTTCTTGGAGCGATTAAGACAAGACTAAGCCACCCAGCATTTACCAAACTACAGGTGGCCTTCGGCCCCTCTGGTGGTTACAAGCAGGATGCGACCCAATGGTCAGCAGACATGATTTATCTAGGCACGGGACGCGACTCTGGAGAGAAGGACCCAACAGTCCAGGCACTCGGATTCGGATCTCAAATCTATGGCGCACGTGCCGATTTGATTATCCTAGATGACGTTGTGATGAACTCAAATGCCCATGAGTGGGAGAAGCAAATTGAATGGCTTCAAAAAGAAGTTATCACGCGCCTAGGGCGGCACGGAAAACTGCTTATTGTAGGAACCCGTGTCGCACCTATTGACCTCTACAAGATGATTAGAGATGGTTCACAGTGGACAGGTGGCAAGAGCCCCTTTACCTACTTCAGCCAACCAGCAGTATTAGAATTTGACGAGAAGCCTGAAAACTGGAAAGCCCTATGGCCAAAGACTGACAGGCCCGAGGGAGATGTAGACCAACCAGATGAAAACGGCTTATACACAAAGTGGGATGGACCCTCACTCTTTACGCGAAGGTCTGAGGTTGCTCCGTCGGTCTGGGCTATGGTCTACCAACAGGAAGACGTTCAAGAAGATTCAATCTTCGCCCCAGCCGCTATCGCAGGTTCCGTTAATGGGATGCGAAAAAGAGGGCCTCTCAAACCTGGGGTCCCAGGACATCCAAAGCACATTGAGTCTGCATACACAGTTATGGGTCTCGACCCAGCGATGACTGGTAACACGGGTGCGGTAATCTTATCGTATAACCGTGCTGATAGTAAGATTTATGTTTTAGATGCTGTTAATATGACAGAACCTAATCCAATGAAGATTAGAGCATTGATTGAAGAATGGGTTGACAAGTATCGCCCACAAGAACTACGTATTGAAATTAACGCCCATCAGAAGGCTTACGCCTTAGATGAGGACCTGCGTAACTGGCTAGCCCAGTATGGCACACGCCTTGAATCACACTTCACAGGCAAGAACAAATGGGATACATCTTTCGGTGTAGCCTCGATGGCTTCGTTATTTGGAACAATCAGAGATGGTCGCTTTCAAGATAACAACATAATCGAACTTCCAAGCAATGAAGGTTCTGAGGGTCTCAAGACCTTAGTCCAGCAACTAATCACTTGGAAGCCAGATACTAGAAACCCAACTGATACAGTTATGGCTTTATGGTTTGCTATCATTCGCATAAGAGAATTAATGCAACAATCTTCAAGAGTAGGTCAATACCAAAATAATAGATGGGCCACCCGCGCACAGAAGTCGCAACGTGGTTCTATACAACTAGATGAAGCCTTTGCCGAACAATGGGTAGAGCAATACGGATAGGAATCCAATGGCATTAACAATTGAGCAAGTAGCACTAAGGGTTGATTCCCTGCGCTACCGCGCTACTGAAAGAGACGCCAAGGCAGGCGACGTTCTTGCTGTCCGTCAAGGTAAAATTGCAGACGTATACCCAGACTTCTTTCCAGATGGTGTAGATGCTAACGTAGTAGCAAACTTTATTGACGTAGTAGCCCGAGACCTATCTGAGGTTATGGCGCCACTGCCAACAGTAAACTGTTCTGCAGCGAATGCAGTCAACGACAAGGCTCGTAAGTTTGCTGATAAGCGCACACGTATTGCCTCAAACTACTTTGTTCACTCTGACCTATCAGTTCATATGTATACTGGTGCGGATTACTACATCACATACGGCTTTGTTCCATTCATTATTGAAATCGATGAGCCATCAGGGCTTCCTCGTATTCGTATTGAGAACCCACGTCAAGCATATCCAGAGTTTGACCGCTATGGTCGCTGTGTAGCATACGCCAAGCGTTATGTAATGACACTTGGGGAACTTATCTCACAATTCCCTGAATACAGAGGACAACTACTAGGTCCAGAGGGCTTTGACCAAGACTTAAACACTCAAATTGATATTTTCCGCTACTATGACAAAGAACAATCATTGGTCTATGTCCCATCACGCCAGAACTTAGTTCTATCTCAAGCCAAGAACCCTCTTGGAAAGATGATGGTAGTAATTGCAAAGCGTCCTTCTATTGATGCTGAGATGCGTGGACAGTTTGACGATGTTCTAGGAATTCAATTACTTCGTAATCGTTTTGCTATGCTTGCTATGGAAGCAGCAGAGAAGTCAGTTCAGGCTCCTATTGTTCTTCCACAAGATGTTCAAGAACTACAACTTGGTGGAGATGCGGTTATCCGCACAGCAAACCCTGCTGGTGTCCGTCGTGTAGATTTGAACCTACCACAAGGCGCATTTACTGAACAGAATTTGCTTAATCAAGAACTCCGCGTTGGAGCACGTTATCCAGAAGGACGAACTGGAAACATCAACGCATCTGTTGTTACTGGGCAAGGTGTGCAGGCTCTCATGGGAGCATTTGATACTCAAGTTAAATCATCTCAAGCCATCTTCGCTGCAGCACTACGCGATGTAATCGCTCTATGCTTTGAGGTAGATGAAACCTACTTCAATTTTGAGAAGACAATTCGCGGTGTAGATGCTGGTTCGCCATACGTAATTACATATACCCCAAGCAAAGATATCAATTCAGATTACTCTGCTGATGTCCGCTACGGTATGTTGGCTGGTCTCAACCCAGCACAGGGACTTATCTTTATGCTTCAAGCACTTGGTGGCAAGTTGATATCTAAGGATATGGCTATGCGTGAGTTACCATTCAATGTGAATGTAACCCAGGAGCAAGAAAAGATTGAAGTTGAAGATATGCGTAATGCGCTTATTGCTTCACTTCAAGCATACACCCAAGCAATCCCGCAGATGGCATCACAAGGGGGAGACCCAAGTGATATTATCCGCAAGGTTGCGGAGGTTATCAAGGCGCGTCAAGGTGGCAAATCTGTTGAAGATGCCATTGGGGACATATTCGCGCCACAGGTTCCTCCTGCTGGGGCCAATCCTATGGTTGAGCAAACGTCCCCTGCTCCCTCAGGTGCTCCAGTAGGAGGCTCTTTACCTCCAGAAGCAGCAATGCAAGGCGCACCAGAAGGCGCACCACAAGAAGCAGCACCAACAATTCAGAGTTTATTCGCATCTATGTCAGGTAGCGGCGAAACAACTTCAACGGCCAGAACGGTCAATAGAAACAGATAACTAAGTAGGGGACAATGACAACAATTATTGGAATAGAGCATAAAGACGCTGCAATTATTGTTGCCGATAGTCAGACTACTGACAGCAGTGGTTATATATATTCACATCATAGCGTTCAAAAAATAGCAGAACGTGGTCCATATCTAATTGCTGGCTCGGGAGAAGTTCTTCCTTGTGATATAGCACAACATGTATGGGAACCACCAGTTCCAACTAAAGCAGATAAAAAAGATTTATATCATTTTATGATTGCAAGGGCTATGCCCTCGCTGCGTAAATGTTTATCCGATAATGGATATAACTTCGATGAAGATAATAAAGAACTTAGGTTCCAGTTTATCATTGCACTCGGAGGCGAAATATTTGATATAGACCAGGAATGCTCAGTATCTAAAACTGAACACGGAGTCTATGCAGCAGGTTCTGGAGCAGCGTATGCACTTGGTGCATTACACGCTGGTGCTGATGCTTATGAAGCAATGGAAATTGCAAGCAAACTTACAGCATTTACAGCGGGACCTTATCTATCTAAAACACAACCTAGACATATTAAGTAGGAGGCAACGTGGCTGGAGTCAAAGGCAAAAGCGGCGGTCCTAACGGCGGTCCTCAATATAACCAGGAGACCCAACAGACGGTCTTCCTTTTGGTTCACCAATAGGCCCAGATGCAACTCCAACCCCTGCTATGGCTGTGCCTCAACCAGAACAATCAATTCAAATGGTCCAGGCTATGTATATGCTAGACCCTACAAACCAAGATTTAAGATATATACTTGAAGTTGCATCTAACCAAGGGCGAATATGAGTTTACCAAAAGTTGGCAAAGATGCCAATGGTTTACCTATTCTCATCGGGGTTGAAGAGAGACAACTAACCCAGGCGCAAGCAGATTATTCAGATACGCTTAAGGCTGCCGAATTAGTAACAGGTCCACAAGGCGATAAACTTCGTGCTCTTCTAAGAAGTAATCCAACTGCATCTGCTGGACTTATGACTAGCCTTGCTAAAGCAGGGGCAATGCCCAACAATACTTTGGTTAATAACCTAGTTGAACTTGACAAGCAAACAAAGATTCAGCGCGAATTAGATATCAAAAAAGAATCTAATAGAATATCAACTGAAAATTTTAATGAACGATGGTATGGCAAATTATGGACTGGTTTTAAAGGTCTATCTAGAAACGTTGCTGTAATAGGTTCAACGCCTTTAGAGATTATAAGTTCCCCTATGCGTCAAGCCATTTCTGATGTTAGAGCAAAACGCGCAGGAGAAGAAGTAGATGAAAGTGCTTTTGCTTTTTACAAGAATGTCGCTACAAAGACACCTGAACAATCAACATTATTTCAAGCAACAAAACAATTAATTCAAGAAGGTAAAGTAGATTTAGGTGCGGGTTTTTTTCCATCTGAAGAAATTGGTGCTGGGTTCAAAGCGCGTCAGGCGCAGATGAAGGTTGCTAAACAATCTTTTCAAGTAAATGGTAAAACATACTACCGCCCATACTCTATTTTTGACCCACTTGCTACTGTTGTAACAAGCGCAACTGGTGATACTGAAGGAACAACTGCAAGATTTATTACTGCTATTGGTGACATAGGAGTAAGTGTTGCACTAGACCCTTTCCTTGCTGTAAGCAAGTTGAGAGAAGCCGAAAGACTTGGCCGTCTAGTAGCAGAAGGTAGCAAAGGTTTTACTGCTGCCAAAGCATCCAAAGAAGCCTCTTTGCTCAAGGCTCAACTTGACGAAGCAATTGCTCGCACTGAAAAATCTTTAAAGGCGGTTCATGGCGCAGGTGTAACAACCAAGGCTGCAAAGACAACCACCTACTTAAATAACTATAGAAAACAAATGAAACTCCAAGACGAGTTTAAGAATGTAAGCATCGATTACGATGGTATTGCTACATTCTTGTCTGGTGCTGGCGGCGAGCATATAATTGATACTATTGCTAATATTGATGACTGGCAACAGATTCAAAAACTTTCAAGAGGCAATCTAACAGTTAAAGAGGCTGTAGCATTATCTAGGGCTACAACCAGAGAAGAAGTTCTTGCTGCTATTGCCCCATATATTGCCAATGGAGAAGTTGTTCAGGGTTCTTTAGAACTTGGCAACAAGACCACAAGAGCACTGTCTAAACTTGTAAAAGGCAGCACCCCAAAGGTAATGTCATCTGCAACTGGAGCAGTTGCTAGTGCAATTACTAGAACTCCTTATTTAAGACAAGTCCTTAATGAAGCAAACGAATTATTTAACTGGGCATCTAATAAGTATAATGCTTTTGTTCCTGACGCTGATGGAACCTTAGTTCATATAAATGATACCGACAAACTTGTCGAAGTAGTAAACAATGTTGCACGTAAACTTAATTTAGATGATGTTACAATAAAAGGCTTACTTGATGAGATTGCACTTTCAGACGATTCTGTAAAAGCGGGATATGCTGCAACGGGCAAGTTGTTTGATAAAGTATTTGAGGCTTATGCTAAAAAAGCAAACTACACACCAGAGCAACTGAAAGCACTTGAAAACGCAACAAGAGTATTTAAGACTGAACGGGATAACACTGCGGCTTTCTGGGCAGAGCAACACGCTACTGGAACAGACATTGAATTTATGGTATCTGGTGGCAAACTTATCAAGGTCCACAGTTCCCACCTGGACTCTGAATTACTAAACTCTTTTGTATGGATTCCATCTGGAGATGAAGTAACAAAATTTCTTGGCGAAATGTCAAAATTTAAATATGCAACGAACGATATTATTGATGTAATGTCAACAGCCACAGGCTGGTGGAAAAAGTCAGTTATGGTTCGTCCAGCATACATTACTCGTAACATTGCAGAAGAGCAAATTCGTGTATTTGCATCTGGTCATATTTCATTCTTTAATAGTCCACTTGCTGCTATTGCTATGACCTTCGGCCGTGAAGATGGATATGCTTGGCAACGTGTATTAAATAAATTTGATACTGTGCGTAACGATGTATTTGATTCGTCATGGAAAATGGCTAAGGCCGCAGATGAAATTGATGCTGAAACAGCCGCTATGGATTTAATTAACCCATATGCTGATTTTATGGGAGATGCTTTTTACGGAGCCTCTGGCGACGGAGAGATGAACAAGATTATTAGAAATCTTGGATACACCAAAGAAGTATATGGACACCCTCTATGGTGGGGTGGTTTTGCAAGTCAAATGAGAATCTTGCACAATTCTGATTTTGTTCAAAGAGTGCTAGCAACTGGGCCAAGCAAAGAGGCCCAACTTAGAACTGTTAATTATTTCCTTAAGGGTGGCGGACGTAAGACACTAGAGCGTTTTGCTGGTAGCAAAGAAGAAGCAGCCAAAAAGATGCTTATGTCAAAAGAAGGCTTACTTGACTATCTATTTACTGGAATAAACAGTAAGGGCGAGTCAGTATCTGTCCTTGCCCGTATTGAAGAACTTGCTGGAGCAGGCGGAAAATCATCAAGCATGATTAAGAAATTGCTTGCCGATGGTGAAGTAACAGTAGGTCAAAAGACATTAAAGATTCCTGGCGGAAAAGAAATGGCAAATAATGCTATTGAAAACTCTAGGCAAGTATCAAAAGGTCGCAGGGCTTTAGATGATGCAAACAAAATATTTGCTAAAGATTTAGAAGAAGCATTTGCTGGAACAGGTAACTGGGATAATATTAGACTTACAGTGCCAAATCCATCTATCACTGGAACAAGGGCTAAAAAGCAAACCATTACAGATGCTGTAAACTGGTTCTTTGATGTATCTACAAAGTTTGAAAAGATTAGCACAATGGGTCCTGAATGGCGTCAGTCATACTGGGATGCTGTTAACCGCATAATTGGTTCTCTAGATGAGGACGCAATTGCTCAACTAGGAAAGACAGCAAAGAATTCTCTTGGACCTTTGCGTAACCCTATTACTGGTGAAAACATTGGACGCAAGCATCCTGTCTGGGAAAGCCTAAAGTATTCAGAAGGTAAGGGAAATGTAACTCTAGAAGAAGCACATAAGTATGCTTCTACCGTTGCTAACAGAAAAGTAACTAACCTCTTTTACAACGCTGGAAAGCGTAGATTGCTATTCCATCAATTACGCCTTGTGGCTCCATTTGCTCAAGCATGGGAAAATACAATTCGTGCCTGGGGTAATCTTGCTATGGAAAATCCAATGCAGGTTTACAAGGTTGGTAAAGCAATCAACTTTGCTGAGTCATCAGCATCTTCGGTTCTATATGAATTAACAGATGCTAAAGATTACTACGACCCATCTCAAGGATTTTTCTACAAAGACCCTAATACAGAAGAGCGCAAGTTCTTTGTTCCTCTTGCAGGAGCAGGAATAAACCTTCTTACACGGGCCGCTACTGGCGGCAGAGTGGGCTTTGAAGGTCCATTTGCGATGTCAGCAACTCCACAATCATTCAACTTCGCACTCGGTGGTGGAAGTATTATGCCTGGGTTTGGCCCAGGGGTAAGTATTTCTGCAGCAGTTCTAGATTCTTTAGATGCAAATCCGATGAAACTATTGCCTGCTGGTCTTGAAGAAGAAATCTACCGTGTAGCATTTCCTTATGGAACTCCAGATATTAAAAACAATGGTTTGCTAGAAACAGCATTTCTAAGTTCTAACTGGACACGCATATTTGGTGGTATAATAAATCAAGAGTATGCATTCGCAGGTGCTTTCCCAGCGACAATGACTTATCTGGCTAATAGCGGAGATTACAACATTGACGTTCCTGAAGACCAAGTAAGACTCGCTGCTGATTCAACTAAACTTGCTAAATGGTTTACTATTTGGCGTGGTATGACTGGTGCACTTTCCCCTATTCCTTTCTCGCTTCGCCCAGAAGCATTGGCTAAGAGTAAAGATGGAGATACGGTTCTAGCCACATCTTTGTGGGCTGACTTTAAGAATCTTGAAAAGGCTTCTGGTTCTAACAGGAATAAGGCTTATGCAGATTTCTTAGATACTTATGGCCCTGAGCAAATCTTTGCAATCATCAAGACAACTTCAGGATTTGAACCAACCAACTTGCCTACATATAACTTGATTAAAAAAGACCCTTCTGTCATGAACAAGTATTCAGAAGTGTATGGTATGTTCTACCCTAATGGCGAACTATCTCAAGTTCTTTATAGATATCATCAACAACGTGGTGCATTTGAAAAGATGTCTGCTGAGGATATTATGAAGAAGGCTACCCAGATTCGCTACTATGCTGCTCTTGATAGACTCAATGCGCGTTCTGTTGCTGAAGGCTGGGACAGTTCCCAACTCAAGGAAGCAAAGACATCAGTCACAAAGGCGTATGGCCAAAGAGACTTAACCTTTGACATATCTACTGGAAAGCAAACTAAGTGGGAAAGACAACTTCGTGCCGCTACCCAAGATGAGAACTTGGCTGATTCTGAAGCAGTAGTTGGTCTGACAGATTACATGTATCTACGTGATAAGGTTCTAGCAGAACTTGATAAAGTTGGGCTTAAGACATTAAACAACGCCACCTCAGAACCTCAACGAGCATTCCTTGCCGAGCAAGCAGGTAAGATTATTGAACGTAATCCCGATTTCCAGAAAATATTTTACGCATACTTTAAGAGAGAATTGGAAGGCTAAACAATAATGGCTATTACAGATGTTGCTCTAGGCCTAGGTGGCAATTTCATTTTGGACAAGTTAAATCCTGAAAAGCCTGCCAAAAAGAAAACAAAAGAAAAGAAAAAAGGCGCCTCTAATCCAAGCGAAGATGCTCTTAATGCTATTATACCTGAAGTTAGTAGCAGTGAGCGCAGTGCTAGCGGTATCCCTATCGGAACCGAGGTAAAAACTGGAGATGCATTTACTAAGGTTAAATACTCTGTAGTAGACCCATATAAAACATATGCCACTTTAAGTAATACTCAAAGAGCAAATCTTCTATTTCAAATGGGAAGCATTCCTGGCCTTTATGCTAAAGGCGATGCACCAACCCTAGAATATATCGGTAAACAAGGTAATGCCGTAACTTTTAGAAAGCAAGATTATGATGCTTTATTAAAGATTATGGCTCACAGCGACAAGGCTGGAACAGCATCTTATACTGACAGTATTGCAATATTTAATAACAACCCTGCACTAGGTGAGCAATATTTTGGCAAGGTGAATAAAGTCGGCAGGGAGATAGCCCTATCTAGCCCAGCAGCGTTAGAACTTGATTTAAGTGACAAGTTTATGGATTTGTTTGACGAACCAGCAGATAAGAAAACTGCCAAGGCTTATGCTACAGAAATGCTTAAAGCCCAACAAGCAGCGGGTGGAGCCAATAAACTAGACCCTGTATTGTCTGAAAGAATATTTAGAAAGTATGTCACCAAGAAGGCAAATACTTTAGTCTCTACTACTCTTGAAGATGGGGATGCTAACACCAATCCTATCACTGAGGGTGCATTTGGTATGACTATTACTAAACTTAGAAATGCCTACTTTGAAAACTATCTTCCAATCAACGAGAAGAAGGTTTACAAGGATGCAATTGCTGCATCTCGCAGTCCTCAGGCTCTTCAGAATGTCCTACAAAATGTTCAGATGAAGGCAGCCCAATACTATCCTGCAGTAGCAGAAGGTATCAGAAATGGACAAACAGTATCTGATTTGCTAGATGCCCCTATAAATTCCTTTGCAACAGTATTTGGAGTTAAGCCAAACCAAGTCCCACAGTCTTTCCTTTCAAAAGTTGCCAGTGGAACAAGTATCCCAAGCCAAGATGACGTTGATAGAATAATCTACAGTTTTGATGGAATTGAAAATGCCCCAGGATATAGAGCCCAACAACTTAATGACTTTAAAACAATGTTTAAAACTTTTGGAATAGGACCTGCATAAATGGCAACTAAAAAACAAATTGCTGCTGTGGCTGCAGCCCAAAAGGAAGTAAATAAACAATTAGCAGCAACCAAAAAGTTGTCGTCAGTTTTAGCACCTAGAATTAATACACCCGATAATATAGCATTTGGACTACCAGCAAAGCCTACGCTTACCGCTGCAGAAGAAAGAATGTTTGGTGTATATGAGGACTCATCTGGAAGAATAGTTCCTGGAACAAGACCTACTGCGACTACTACGACTACTACGACTACAACGCCTACCTCTACTGATGATAAAAATAAAACCCCAGTTGCACCACCAATAACTTCTTCGGAAGATGCATTGTTTAATGTAATGCTAGAGGCAATGAAGGTTTATAATATACAGAATTTTGCATCTACTTGGGCTAAGATTCGCAAGGATTACCCTACAATTTCAAGTGAAGATGCAATGAATTTATTGCGTTATGACCCACGATACAACGGAGACTATAACCAACGCTTCGCTGGTAATGCAGCAAGAATTAAAAATGGCTTCGGTGCTTTGGACGAGAAGACATACCTTGAGATGGAACGTGGATACTCTAAGATATTTAAAGATTACACTTTATCTACCTTTGACAATACTGCCCAATATGCTACTTTGATTGGTAACAATGTTGACGTTGTTGAAGCAGGCAAGCGTGTATCATTGGCGTATGACAGAATTCTTAATGCCGATGATGCTATATTAAATGCTTGGCGTCAATTCTTCCCACAACTTAGCACTTCAGATTTAACAGCAATGATGCTAGACCCTAAGAACCAATTGGCTATTATGGAACGTAAAGTTCAGTCAGCAGAAATTGGTGGAGCAGCACTTGCTCAGGGTTTAAATGCATCTCTTGCTGCTCAAACTATCAAGTCTAATCGCTATAGCAATTTGACTACTGGCACAATAGGCACTGAAAACATCAAGGATGCCAACCAAAGTCTAGCACAGACAAGAGCAGATTACGAGAAGATTGCTGGTGAACTTCCAGGCGCTGAAAAACTCAGTTCTATATATGGTGGTCAACTAGAACAATATGGACAAGTAGAAGCAGAAAAGGCTAACATACTTGGACTTGCTTCTGAGAAGCGCAAGTTAGAAAGATTAATTGCCAGAGAAAGCGCAAACTTCCAAAGCAGCGCAGGAACCTTTGGCGGTTCTTTCAAGCAACCAAAAGGCTTCTAACTAAATAGATTCCCGATGTGGACCTATCGGCCCCACACGGTGTATTAGACCGATAGCAAGAGCCAAACCATTTCCCCGAATGACTTTGAGGCTTGCGACTAACAACGAATAGAAGGGTGGGTTGCTATGAGCAACAACTACTGGGATGATGACGAAGACGACCTAGATACCGACACTGATGTGCAGATGGATGGAAGTGACTTACTTAAAAAGTTACGTAAAGCCAAACGCGCAGATGAAAAGCGTATTAAGGAACTCACTGAGCAACTTGATGGATTGTCAAAGGTGCAGCGTGAGCGGACAGTCAAAGAAGTCCTAGAAAAGAAGGGTGTAAACGCTAAGGCGGCTCGTTTAATTCTTAAAGACATTGATGATATTAGCGAAGAATCAGTTAATCACTGGCTCGACGATAATGCTGAATTGTTTGGAATTAAAGTAGATGCCCCAGAGCCTAAAGCAAATGAAATAGACCGTGCAGCATTGCGTCAGCAAGATGCCATAACTACAAATGCTTATAGCCCTGACCGAATGGAAGATTTAAATATGCGTATTGATGGTGCGGATTCTATGGACGCACTTCTAGACGTTCTTCGTTCACAATAAATAATCATAGTTTAACTTAATCACCTTGGAGGTGACACAATGGCATATGTATCAACAGACTCAGCCTCATTAGGAGGCACTGCTGGTAGTGCTGGTTTAGTTCAAAAGGCGTATGACCGTCTTTTGGAATTCGCCCTCCGTTCTGAACCATTAATTCGTTCAGTCGCAGATAAGCGTCCAGCACGTCAATCAACACCAGGACAAACAGTTGTCCTACAAAAGTATGTTGACCTTTCAGCGGCAACAACTGCTCTAACAGAAACAACTGACCCAGATGCAGTAGCAATGTCTACACCAACATCTGTAACCATTACTCTTAACGAGTATGGTAACTCAGTTCTTGTTACACGCGCTTTGGAACTATTCAGCCTTGCTGATGTAGACCCAGCGATTGCTAACATCATTGCTTTCAACCTAGCAGATTCAATTGACTCAGTAGCGATGACAACTCTTCGCGGTGGTTCAAACGTAATCTACGCAGGTGCAACAGCAACATCAACAGCAACAATTACTGCTGCTGCAACACTATCTTCTGCTAACATCCGTAAGGCTGTTGCAAAGTTACGTGCTGGAAAGGCATCAGGCCGTAAGGGTTCACTTTACTGGGCTGGTCTCCACCCAGAAGTTTCACACGACCTTCGTGCAGAAACAGGCTCAGCAGGCTGGTTGCTTCCTAACCAATATGGTTCTTCACAAGACCGTATCTGGGCAGGAGAAATCGGAACATACGAAGGTGCATACTTCGTAGAGTCTCCACGCCTTTACAATGCGACAGACGGTGCATCATCTGCACGTAACTATCGCACAATCATCGCTGGACAGCAAGCGCTTGCAGAAGCAGTTGCTGAAGAGCCACATGTAGTTATCGGACCAGTAGTTGACAAGTTGATGCGTCACCGCCCAATGGGTTGGTATGGCGTTCTAGGCTTTGCTCGCTACCGCGAAGAAGCACTATACCGAATCGAATCAGGTTCATCAATCGCTTAGTTGATTGAAGGTAGGCCAGGGGCTTCGGCTCCTGGTTTACATTGAGTTCACTAAGGAGAACTAATGCCAAATTATGTGTTTAAGACTCCAGTAGTCGAAGAAGGACCTGCGGGTAATCACAGACTATTTTATTTCTATAAACTCGACAGAGGTATATCAATAGCAAAGACTGGCTCTTCCTACTCACAAATTCGATATCCTTTGGATGAGAGTATGGATGACTACGATGCATTCTACATAGGTGGTCATAACCATATAGTAACTGAAGCAGAAAAAACTGCTTTGATTGCTGGTGGTGTTGGCGTTACGGAAGCAAACTTTACGGCAGTATAAGGGGACATATGAAACATTGGGAATATCATCCAGTCTATGATGAGACTTGTTTCGGATGTAAGGGTTCAACCTTGCAGATGAATTCAGGAGATGCAAAGAGAGATATACCAGATAAGAAATGGAATGCAGAACTGCAAGCCTACAGAGATGCTAGGAACCAGGGAATGCAACCAGCAGGAACCAGTATGCGACATATTCAAGAAGCATACAAAGCGTCAGAGACTTTGGGTAAAGCCTACAATTCGGAGACTATGCCTAAAGCAAAAGATATAAATAAAAAATCCGCAGAAGTTCTCAAAGAGATTGGACAAGTATAATGCCAAAAGTTGGAATGAAGAAATTCCCATACACCGCCAAGGGCAAGAAGGCTGCTAAGGCTAACGCTAAGGGTGAGAAGATGGAATCAAAGGCTGAAAAAATGATGGACATGAAGAAGGGTATGAAGCCTATGAAAAAGATAGGCAAGAAGAAGTAAGTGGGCTACCTAGATAATTTAATGAAGGAAGCCAAAGACCTTAACAAGGCTTCCCAAAGACGCTCAAATAGTTCTGCAAAGGGCGACACTTACCCACCAAATGATATTGCTCCTGGCGGTAAAGGTCGCGAGTATTACGCAAATAAAGCAAATATTGCTCGTCGTGATGAAGATGCACAGTTCGGCCAATTGCTTGGTGCTTTGCTCCAAGGACGCCGTTATGATTATAAAACAGGAAAGCAAATCAAAGCCACCAAGAAGGGTAAAAAATGAAAGAACCAATTAAGGGCACAGCAGCAAAGAAGGCTGCACCAAAAGGTCCTAAGTCACA